TGATTAACCGGCATTGCTTCTGCTTCTGCAATTGTTAGGTGAAGCCGATCAGCCAAGGATAATAAATTCATCCTAAACGAATCGGCTTTTAGTTTTTTGCTGCCACCTCGACAGATTCAATCTGAGCAAACATCTGATTAGCAATGTCAGAAATAACGGCAGTTTCTTCGCCCATTAAATCCATGCGATCTTCAGCAGACCCGAACAGCTTGTTGCCGCCTTCGTCTTCTGCTTTCATGCAGATCAAATCGACCATAGAGCCGATAGTGGTGTTACTTAAAAAGTCAGGGTGCTTCTTCTGTAACTGATCTAAGTCGTAGCAAGTAATACTCCTGCAATACAACTTAAACGCTCCAGAGTCGTCACCCCATTCAGGCACGATTACTTCACGCGCCTCTAACTTTCTTCTGCTTCTTAACTCTTTAGCTAATCCCATGGTTTATCCCCTTTAGTTAATTAAACTTGCGCTTCGGTTACTGCTCCGCTGCATTGGATTGAAAAGCTTGCTTCTACCATACCATCAAACGCGCCAGTGATAGAGCGTGAAGTGACAATACCATTACCAGAAAAGAAAGTTTCGCCGGAGCCAGTGCCTGTAGGGTAGATTTCAAAATCAACAGAAGTGCGCTCGTCAAGAATAAGCTGCTGTGCGTCTGCTTCATCCCAATAAACTTCAAGTGATACAGTGTTAGTAGATAAGCCTTGCTTATAGGTGCGTGAAAGATCACCGATTACTGAATCTTCGATAGTGTCAGCTGAACCTTCAAACGTGTAAGAACGTACTTCACCAACAGCGGCTACAGTCGTACCCGCTACTTGAAGCTTTACAACACCAGATGCGCCTGTTTTAGTCGCCATGATAATACCTCTTTAATTAATTTAAGTTGTGCCGCGAGTGTATTGGTACAGAACGCGAATTGTCATTATAACCCCACCAATAGGGTCTATAGAACCTTCATCAATCTCAATGCGCGTAACCTGCGTATCAAGGGCAAAGCCCCCACGCAAACGGTCAACATCAAGACCTTCTTCGATTGCTTCAATTATATCATTTCGGGCAGCATCAATCACCGCGCCTTTAACGTAGCAAATCAAATCATAATCAATATTACCCATACGCTGGGTAATCGACCCACCAATGGTAGAATCTCCACGCTCTTCACCTGCGCTCCTTACCAGGATTGCTGGGTACTGGGCATTAGAAAGCTTCTGGAAATCAAACGGCTCTCTAGTAACGTACTTAATGTTCACTGGCTGAATAATGCCTTGTAGCGTTGCAACTAGATTTTCAGCTATCTTTTCTCTGATGCTCATTTTAAGTTCCTAAAGAATATTTCGCCTAGCTTCTTTTCTTCCTTCTGGCTGAAGCCAAAGAAAGGCCGCTTCTTGTCATTCATTGCCGCCTTCTTAGACTCTGTAGCTCGGCTAAAGAATATCTCCGCTTGCCTACCGTTAGCCCTAGTAGTCATAGAGCCAAGCATCTTTCCCGTAAACTGCAAATCAGGTATTTCGCCACGCCCTTTTGATCTTCTAAACGCCGCATAAACTGGGGTGTACTCTGCGAACTTGCCGCCTTTATATCCCCGACCTTCAGCGGTACGATCCTCGATAATGTTTACGCCAGCCTGGGCAGTACGGGATAACGCACGCTTTACACTATCCGATAGCTCTTTGCCTTTCTTGCCGACACGCCTGGCAATGTCTTTGGCGTTTGATTTTATCTTTATTTCCATTAACGAACTAGCCGACCGTGATTGATGGGGGTCTTTTCGTCTTCGTCAATTGTGCCGTTGTTGTCATCGTCATACTCAACGCCATCTTGAAATACAGCCTCAAGCTCTTCAGCATAACGGGACTTGTAAAAGCTGATCATGTTTTGGAAGCGATCACCATCCACCCAGTTTGTAAGCTGGGGTAATGCGTACTTCCACAGAACCAAATACGCGGCGGTTTTAGTCCACTGCGAATCAGTTAAGTATTCGGGTTTAAGCTCACCAGAAATGCCGCGCTTTTCCCACCAGCGGTTTCTGATTTCACGCTCAATATCTGCTTGCGCCTTTGGGTGTTCCGCATCAAAGAAATCAATGCCCAGATTTAAGATGTCGGGAACCAACTGCATCAAGTCTGCATCTGTAGAGAATGCCATGTTATACCTCAGTAAAACCCCACCCTCCGAAGAGGGCAGGGAATCTATCACTTAAAGTACGGAGTCAAAAGTCATCTTAACACCGAAGCTATCGTCCAACTCGCCAACACCGTAAACGGCAGTAGCGTTCAGCTCGAATGCACGCAAAGAAGCGTCACGCTGAGTCTCGATACCAAAGTCTTTCTTGATAGCGATTGCGATTGCTTCTGGGGCAAATACTGCACCAATTGAATCACCAGCGCCGTCAATAGAAATATTGGCAGACTCGTAGACGTTGATACCAGCGATAGTACCTACATAGCCGTTACGCATTGCTTCGTTCTGAGAGTCACCACCATTCGGGTTAGCGAAAGTGTTGGTCAGGTTAGCTTTCAGAGCGTATGCCTGATAAGGGTGAACAACAGCGTTAATTACGCCAGTTACCTTAGCAGCACGCAGAGTAGCAGCAGCCTTGAACAGGTCAGCAACAGTCAGCTCTTGACCAGCAGCGCCAAAGGCAGCAGTGAAGCCAGAGAACAAAGCAAGCAGGTCGGTATCCATCTTAGTAGCAATAGCGTTACCAAGAACAGTACCAAGCTCAACAGCAGGGTTGCCAGCGCCATAAGCAGCAACGTCAGTCAGCAAGACTTGTGCGCCGACTTCGCCAACAGCTACAGAAACAGAGCTAGTTGATACAGTGGTAGACGACATGTCAGTGCCTTCGGTCAGGTCAGCAGCAGCGATAGCTGGGTACTTAGGAACCTGAATAGTTTTACCGGCTTCTGAACCGATGTTGTACTGAGTAACAAGACCCATCATTAGGGATTGCTCTTCAGCAGTGAAACGCGCCTGAGCGATAATATTTACAAACAGGTCGTCTAGGGTAGTACTGGTAGTTGCAGCCATGATTTAAATCCTCAAAAGATTAAATAATTAATTAGTAAAATTGGTTTATTTGGGCGATTTCTTTTTCATTGCAGCGAAGGCTTCTTTACCGCCATCGTTCCAATTATCGACCATATCAGCCACAGATAGAGACTTCTGTGTAGAGCCACCAGCGTTACCTTGACTGCCTGAACCGCTTAAAGAGGCTCGGACATGATGAGGATTAGCCGTTAAAAATTCCGCTACCAGCTCACCAGTTGACAGCAGATTTCCACTGTCGTTATACCTTGGTGTGCCATTGCCGTCAAGAACTTCTACGCTACCATCATCTGACAGTCGTAGGTTGTTTCTCAACAGTGCAGAAACTTGGTTAGGATCAACAGCGTTATTAGAACTTGCCGCGCTTAGTAAAGCACCGTCTACTAGGGTTGTTTGCAGCTTGCTCTTGTACGCTTGTATTTCCTGATCTTTCTTTTCTACTGTTGATTTCAAAACAGATTCGAAGTCGCCGCGTTCTTTTTGGCGTTCAATACTAGCCGCTTCTTTGTCCTGAATTAACTGCCGGGCTTCAGTAATGTCAATGCCTGACAATTGCTTCTCGAACTTGCGTTGCTCTCGACCTACACGGTCAGCAACAATACGGTCTAGCTCTGTTTGTGAAAACGTCTTTTCCTGACTTTCTACTGCTGCTGTTTCAGTCTCAGCTTCTGTACCCATGATTTCATCGCTCATGTAACGTGCCTCTTAAAGAGTATTGGTGAGTCGTGATTGTATCATAAGTTATTTATTTCTTTACTTTCTTCTTTTTCTTAGGACGGCCAACCTTGCTGCCGTATGTTCCTTTACCTTGTGGCATAGTTTATTCCTCGAATACACCTCTGAACCTATGGCGGCAATTGTAGCCGCCCCGAACTACGAAAGGGTCGCCGCTGATCTTGCCAGCCCACGATCCCTCCCATATATTGTCAATCTCTTCTTTGGTATACGTCTTACCAACGTGCTTTTCGCAAAAGTCTCTAGTAACCGAATCATCTGGGCCATAGTATTTAAACTCTGTCGCGCCAGCCTCAATAGCAATCTTAGTGTTAACCGTTGCATCAAACTGCATCAGGGCATCATGTAGCCCCTGGCTAGCGTAACGGCCAAGGTTAGAACTTACCGATGCTTTGATAGTGTTTAAGCTCTGGGCAAAGGTAGCGCCTGTTAGGGTGCTTTCGTACAGCTCCTTAGACACCGCATCAAGATAGTTCTGACCCAAGTCCTCAAAACCTTTAAATGTCATAGACTGAAGCTCAGATATAATGTTCGGATCTAGCTTGGTAACGTCAGCATAAGTGTTCAACATCGCAGCAACGTCATCAGCTATCACGGTATACTCACGAACCAAGCCATCAACAGTTGCAAGGTATTCTTCTTCTATCGCGTTGCGTAGCTGAACCCTTGCCGCTATAGCCCATTCAAGGTCAAACAGCTCGCCATCTTTAAGCGGGGCAGTGGCCATTAGATCAGTTATCCGATCTTCCAGCTTAACCAAAGCAGCAGCCAACTTTTCTTGGTGACTATCTGCCCTAGCTATTACCTCCCTGAGCTGATCAACGTCTGCTGGCATTAAAAGCTGCCAACATCAGTTGGTGCGCCTTCCTCTCTAGGCTCAATGAGAACGTCTCCACCCTCTATGTCGTCTAAACCTATCTTCTCTCTAACC